CCGGATGGCCTCCACGTCGGAGTCGTCGCCCGCGGGCTCCTCGTCCGTGCGGATCTCAGCCGCGACCGCGTCGAGGCGCGCAGCGCGCTCCTCGTCGGACCGGAGCTGCTCGATGATCTGCGCGCGCGAGTCGAGCTCGGCGGAGATCTTCTGGTACTTCTCCTCCTCCTCGCCGGTCAGGTCGCGCTTCTCAGCGGCCGCCGTGTCGAGCAGGTGCTTCGCCTCGTGCCACGCGGCCTGGCGAAGATCGTGCTGGCGCTTGATGTACTCGGACATCTGCGATCTCCCTTCGGAAATCAAGTTGGGGTTGACTACCGGCCGCGGCTCCGCGAAACCGAAACACCCGACGCGGCTCCGCATCGGATACCAGAATCATAACCCCGCGAAATAGTGAAACGAGGATTAGCCGCGAAACGCTAGACGCGCGCCATCAGCACGTCGAGCTGCTTCTGCTTCATCGCCAGCTTCGCGGCGACATCATCACGCTCGGCGCGGAGCTTCGTCACGGCCTGATCGAGGACTGCGGCGAGTTCGTCGTCGAGCGTCTCGCCCTTCTCGAGCGCCGTGATGGCCTCGTTCAGCTTCTCAGCCTCGAGGCCCGTAGCGTCGACGAGGCCGTCCAGGCTGCGGACGCTGGCGGCCGTCGCCTCGTATGCCGGGAAGCCCGTCACGATCGATACCTCGTGGAGACGGACCTCGCGCAGTTCGCGCTCCTGCCCGTCATCGCTCCACGAGTCGCCGCCCTTCGGGACGCTGAAGCCGAAAGACATCGAATCGATATCGCCACGCTTCAGGAGGACCGCCATGTCGCGGCCATCCGTCGTGTCGGGCAGGTCTGCCTCGACCTCGAGGCCGCGCTGCGACTCCGACAGGCGGAGCGTTCCGGCGCGCTTCGAGGCGAGGACACGCGAAGTGTCGTGATTGACGAAGAGCTTGATCTCGTTACGCGAACGCAGCGAACGCGCGAACGCGCCCGGCGCGATCCGCTCGATGAACGGAAGCGGCTGGCTCGGCGAGTTGAACGCGGCCGCCAGGCCGACGAACGTCATACCGTCGCCCTCCGTCGCGTTCCGAATCTCGAACTCGTTGACCGTGACGCGACGCTGCTCGACCCCGTTCTCCATACGAAACAGGGTAGCACCGGGGCGCTCGCGAACGGAGATACCCGGGTACCAGCGCCGATCCTGCTCCTCCTCCTCGGCGGCAATCTGATCGCGCTTCCGATTGAACCATTCGATCGCCGGCTGCGGATCCAGCGGATCGATGCCCCACAGATAGAACGCGACCGCGCCAGCGCCCGGCCAGCCGTCCGCGTCCGCGTCAGAGTTCTGCGGCGCGTCAAGGTCGACGAGATGACGAGCCGCCCACGCGGCCACGCGGACGACCTTGTCCTCAGACACCTCGCCGGCCGCCATCAGGCGAGCCTCACGGATCGTGCGCTCGACAAGTCCGTCGCCGCCGAAGCCTTCGGCGCGCAACTCGAGGCCGCGCGCGGCAGCATCGCGGATGTATTGCGGCAGCGTGAGGTCGATCTGGCGATCCTCGCCGCGTGTCGACTTCGGATGATCCTCCGGCAGGAGATCATTATCCGTCACATAGTTCGCATCCTCGGGAGCGCCCGTGCGGAGCAGATACAAGAAAGCATTCACGCGAGCCATCGCCCACGCGCCACGAGACACGCCGGGACGATGACTCGTCGAGTACGCGCCAGCGCCGCGACGATACACGGCGGCGAGCTGACCGAACGTCGTCCGCGTCCAATCCGGCCGGTCCTCCTCGCGCATCCGCTCGTTATGGTCCGTCGCCTTATTGCGAAGCGCCGTCTCCGTTCGCGCACTCAACTCGATATCGCCGCCTGGACCACTCGCCGACCCCGGCTCATTCTCCTCCGAACCTTCGATCTGATCCTCGGCAGGCGCCGGCGTCGACTGCGGATTCACCTGCCGCTCAACCATCTCCGGCAGTTCGGCAGGATCGACGGCGTCAGGCGTCAGCGTCGTGATGCCGATTCGCGCATACTCGGCGCGAATGTCCTCATCATTCTCGATCGCGAGTTCGATGTTGTAAACGTCGAGGAGATCCTTCACCGTCTCCGACTTGAAAGCGAGCGAATCCGCATCCGCATTCGGCTTCATAAAGAGCTGGTCCCAATCGACATCCGCCGCCTCGAGTTCGGCGACAGTCATCGCGCGATCATCCTCGACGCGAGCCGTGACGATGATGACCTCGCCCCCATACTCGTCGACGAACTCCACGACGTTCGCTATCGGATCACCCTCAAAGGTCAAAAGCGTGCCATCGATGTCGACGATGATCGCGGGCGGCCCGTCAAGGTTTCGCTCGCCACCGGGCTCCATTCCCTCGGCGATGCTGACCGCGACCATCTGATCGATCGCCGCCTGCTTCGTCTCGTGACACCCGATCACCTCGCCGTCCTCCTTGATCGTCGCCCACCCGTCGCAGTCCGGGCTCGTGTCCGTAATGAAATACGGCATCGGCCTACATCTTGATTTGCATGATGTCGATGTCTGGCGAGCCCTGTGATGCGATCGCGTACAAGGTATCGCCAGGCGCAAGGATCATCTCAAACTGAGCGTCGTGGGGGATTTCAAGGCCCGTCATGATAGTCACGCCCTCACCGCCGATAAACACATCGGAAGACGAGTTTGATGCGGCGTTATGAATGTAGACATGCTGCGGCATATCATCAGCCGTCGCGATTGCCGTCGCTGTAGCCGTGCCGAGCGTTACCTGCCTAGTCTCGATCATGCTGCACCATCCACGGGGTAGGCGGCCTTCGGATCCTCCGGATCGATCTGCGCGATCGGCTGAAGCTGCGTCGTCGGAAGGCCGGTATGCGGGATCGCCGGCAGATCGAGCGCGGCAAGGATCGAAGCGGGATCGAAGCCGGAGAAGACGAGACGCTGCACGATGCCCGACTTCTTCTCAAGCTCCGTAAGGTTCGCCGCGTCCAGGTCGACATTCGCAAGAGGGACGCGATAGACGTCGCCGCCATCGACGGGCGGCATATCCTCGATGCGGCGGATATCGTTGATCGACGACCACCCGTTCACGAGGGCCGAGGCGTGCGCCGCGTACCGGCTCGCCTGATCGCCACGCTGAAGGGCATCGACGTTGAACTTCAGGAAGGCGACGCCCGGCAGGAGCGTCGAGTAGGCGTCCTCGATCTTCACGATGTACGGGCGCAGCGTGTGCTGGACGAACTGAATGCCGTTCTGCTCAACCGAGGCGTACGACATCGCGCCCGGCGTCGTGACGCCGATCATGCTCGGCGGACAGCGGAACGTGCGCGCGATCTCCTCGACCGCGAACTGCCGCGACTCGAGCATCTGCGCCTCGTTCGGCTCGACGCTCGTCTTCGTGAACTTCGCCCCGCCGAACAGGACACCCGGCCGGTGAGACCGGCGCACACTCTTGTGCTGGAGCTCGAAGGAGTCGGCGAGGTCCTTCGCCTGCTCGCGCGTCAGAGCGCCAGGGTATTCGATGATGCCGCCGACCTGCGAGCCCTGACCGAAAAAGAGCTGCGCGAACGTATCCAGCGCCTTCGACAGGCCGAGCGTCTCCTTGACCATATCGATCCGGGACCGGCCGCGCAGCTCGCCGGGCAGGCGCAGCTCCGTGATGTGGATCATGTCCTCGGATGCGATGACGTCGCGATTGTCATAGACGAACTCGGGGCGCCGCGTCACGCGGTTCAGGCGGACCTCGACGTTGCGAGGATTCAGCACGATCAGGCCGGCGATGCCCTGATCGTCGCGCAGGATGCGGGTAAACGAGTTGCCGTTCAGGAGAAGGCTGACGAGCACCTGCTGGAAATGCTCCGTGCGGGAGACGCCTATCTCGGGAGTGTCGAGCCACTCGGGCCGCGGACGGAACGGCGTGCGCGTACCGTCGCGGCGAATGTACGTGTCGACCGGCAGCGTCGAGATGCTGTCCGCGATCAGCCGGACGCAAGCATAGACGGTGCCGAGCTTTAGCGCCTCGTCCTGATTCATCGTCACGCCCGACGCGGTCGTGACCATCAGGTCGCCGCCGGAGCCGAAGATCGTCTGGAAACTCAGCGCGCGCTCCTCGCCGGAGTCGACGCTCGGATTGAAGATTCTACTGAGCACGCGACCTCTCGACGGCAATGGCGAACACTAGGAGGAAGATGCCCGCCGCGATGATGCCAGCGGGCGGAAAGATCAGTCCCGCCCCCACGCTGACAGCCGCCGCGCCGAGGATTTCCATTGCCAATATCATAGCCGCCGATTTCATACGCTAAAGAACCCTGGCGCGATCATCGTCTCCGACTGCACGACTCCACCATACACAGCCATCACCCCGGCGACGAGCGCATCGATTCGCTGCCGCTGACGGATCTTCGACACTTTCCAACCGCGGTCCGTCATCTGCGCGGCGGCGCCGAGGACGTGCGCGGCGAACTCGGGATCATCGCCGGCGTGAGCGATCTTGCCCTCGCCGAGCATCGAGTACCAGGCCTGATAGGCGTCCGCCATTGTCGCCGAGTTCTGCGGCATCGTCACGACCGGGATACCCTCAGCGTCGAGCACCTGTGCTGACCGCTCGAAGAAGCGCGGATCGTAGAAGACGCCGGCGAGCTGGTACTCCTCATTCACTCGGCGAATGTAGTCCTCGATCACGGTGAGGTCGACATTCTGCCCAGGGCGCGGCGTCCATACCTCGGCGCGAACGAGGGCGCGTCCATCCTCGAGCTCGTGCGCCATCACGACGGCCGTCGAGTCGTGAACGATTCCGACGTCGACGCCTAGCGTGACGCGACCACCGATCGGGATCTCAGCATCACGATCGATTGCGGCATTCCACCACTCGGCCGGAATCCATGCCTGCGAGCCCGCGACCCATACGCAACCGTGGAACTGAAGCACCTCCTCGGCCGTGAGTTCGGGATTGCTCGCCTGACGGGACAGATACTCCTCCGTGATCCACGAAGCCGGGTTCGCCAACTTCATCGCGGCGACATCCGTCGGGTCCTTCGTCGGCGCCGAATAGTTATAGATCAGCGTTCGCGCGTCGTGATTGCGGCTGATCGTCAGGCCGTCGTGCTTCTCGAGTTCGCCGACCGCCTCGTTGCGGTCCAGCATCCGGCCGAGGATCGACGATTCGCGCTCGTTCGCATCGCCCGCCGTCGTGATCGTGAAGACCTGCGTATTGACGCGAGCGCCACCGGCCGTCGTCAACGCGGCCCACGCCTTCCGCTGACTCGGCTTCGTCCAGGCGTGGAGCTCGTCCGCGACGACGAGACTCGGCGAGTAGCCATGCAGGTTGTCGGCGCTCGACGCCATGCGAAGAATCTTCCCGCCGCCATCCGAGCGGCTGATCTCGCCGACGTACTCGCGCAGCGCGACGCCGTCCGAGAGCAACGGCGAGCGGCGAATGAACTGCACGCACGTATCGAAGAGGCGTCCGGCCTGCTTGTCAGATGCGGCGGCGAGCAGGATCTCCGGCTGCGTCTCATCATTGAACAGGCGGTACAGCGCGTACGCGGCCAGCATCGTCGTCTTTCCATTCTTGCGCGGCACGATGATGATCGCGGACCGCCAATGCGGCGCCACTCCGGTACCGTCCGCCGTCGCCAGCGCCTCGCCCATGATCTCCAACTGCCACGGCTCGAGGCGAAGCGGCTCGCCGGCGAACTGATCGATCGACTGCGTCAAGAACTCCTCGCACCACCACGCGAAATGCTCGACACGCGACCCGGTCGCGTACTCCTCCCACCGGTCCGTCACGTCTCGAGCTTCTTCGTCGACAACTTCACGACCGGCGGCGCCTTGCGATCCGTCGCCGTCGCCGATCCCGTCGGCCGACCAGGCGGACGCTTCAAGGCTTCCGGCTCGAGCTTCAACGCGCGGCCAGCGCGAGCCGCATCCTTCTCCGACTCGGCCAGAAGTTTGACGAGGGGATGCGGCACGACGGCACCGTTCGTATGCGTAAAGAGTTTCGGCCGGCCGTAGCTGATCCACTCGGCGCGAACCTCCTCGACGAGGTCGATTGCTCGAGCGAAACGCAGGACCGCGTCGTGGAATCTGCCCGGGTCTGGCAGTCCTTCGACGTGCCTGGACGCGAGCACGAACGCGCGCCGACCCTCGGGGCCGAGGTCGTCAGGCGCAGGGCTGTGACTGTCAACGGTCACAGGAACCCCCGTGGCCGTCGCGGTTCCCGTCCCAAAGCATT